AATAACCTTCTTTCCTTTGACCAAGACTGTTGCACTCAACACCTCATCCCACAGCTCTGGTCTTGTGAAGGCCATCTCATCCACAACCATGTAATCAAATGTATTGCCTCGGATATTATCTGGTCTCTCACCTGAAAAGAATTCAATGGTTGATCCAAAGCCATTGACCATTAGATCTGATCTATTGAAGGTGAACAATCCACTCTTTGCAACTGCTCTCTCAAGATCTGCAAAAACTTTCTTGCCTTGCTTATATACTGGAGTCACCCATGCTATGCGACAGCCTTTATCATTGATGGTCCACCACAGCAATTGGTTGATTCCCAGTAAGGTCTTGCCAAACTGTCTACCAATGTTGAGAGCATAATACTTCTCATGGCCATGGTTGATGGCATCATGAATCTCTCTCTGTTTGTCATGTGGCTTGTAACCTTTGACTGTACTCATTCAAAGTCAAACTTCTCTACATTCTTAGTTTCAAGCTGTTGCCTATCATGCATCCCAAGTCTGTTCTTAGCATAGAATATTCCTTTACCTTCATTGCCAACAATGTCAATGGCTAAGCCTTTAAATAGGTTGTCTATTTTTTTGATAGTGTCAGATTTGAGTTGATCATCAGAATCCAACCATCTGTAATAAGTATCTCTTGAAATAGACTTATCTTTCCTCACAATAGGAATCCAGATTCTAAGGAAATAGTCTATTGTTGGAATATGTCTATCTAATACCATTACAATATCTCCTTTATTAGATATCATTTCTTTTTTGTGGTTAAGACACTCCTCAATATAGATATGAGCAAGTTCCTCCAGATGTATTATAAACTCATCGGAATATGCCATTGTTCTTATTATATATTATTGTTCGATTATTTACAGTACTTAACATAGAAAGTATATGGTACAACTTTAAGCTTTGCAAGTATCCAGATAAGATGCTTGTATTTTTTAAAGTCATATTTATCAAAGAATCCTCGATCTCTTTTGTGTAGATTAACCAATCTGAGCATTCTCTCAGCGGATGCTCCAAGCTTTGTGAAATCAAATTCAGACTTTTTTTTGAATTGTTCCTTTGCCTCTTCTTTGCTAAGCTTGCCAGATCTGACTTGAGCAGCGAGATAAACAATACGTTTGTCAATGCCAAACTTCTCTGGCAATAGGAATGATCCAACAAACTCAGTGTAAACATTCTCACAATGCTTGCCACCGTAATCTTGCCAGTTGATCAGCCGTTTCATTTCAGCCTCCATTGAGTCTCTATCGAATCCATAGTGAAAAGGTCTAACATTCTTGATGCCAATAAGGGCATAGAATAGTTGATCCTTGAATGTGAATAGGGGATAGTTGTGGAGCTTGAGTCCAGTGTATTTATTATAAACTGATTCAATGTATTTGGCATCCATATAAGTCCATCCTTTTGGAGTTGATCCTTCAGTTCTGAAATCATGGCCATTTAGAATGTACTTGATATTGTACTTGAATGCAGTATCATACATCAACTTTGTCATTGCAATATCATTTGGGATATCAGCATCTGGAATGCCAGCCCAAAGGAAAGCATCATTGAGTCTATCGTACTCAGCTTTGTTGACATTGTATGTGATGCAATCAACTCCGAGCTTCTCAACCAGTGTTCTCATGTTATGGATTGCCTCTGGAGCATTCCAGTTGTTGTCAAAGTGAATGACAAGAGGCTTGAGATTCCAATACCTGACTGCTGTGAATAGCAATGTTGAGGAGTCAATCCCTCCAGAGATTCCCATGATGCAGTCATAGGTCTTGCTGTGACCTTTCTTTTTAATCTCTTTGATTATGTGCTTAAGCTCAAGGGGATTGGCTTGTCTCTCCAGCTCATCATGGAGATCACAATATTCGCATTGTTCTGGACCTATTGATGCAATGGTCTCATCAAATAAACAGCGTGGACATTCTTTCATAGTTAACAAAGTTATGATAAATTTTACTAATATACACATTATCCACATGACGAGTTAAATGCTCTCTCATGATTGACTGGCAGATATCATCCACTGATTGCCAAGGGATTGATCCTGGAAGATCACCATTGTAAATGGAACGCCTTCCCATGAGTCCCATCTCAATGTTTGTGTTTGGACAGCCATCATGCTTAGTAAGTCTGAGATTTAGGAAGCATTGAGCATAAACATCAACAAGCTCCTCTTTGGTAAATGTATCATGACCAGCTCTGATGATAGGGATATTGATGCGTTGCTTGATCTCGTTGATCAGTGATTCACCATAATACTCTGGAGAGTTGCCTGAATACCAGAATATTTTATCTCCATTTGGGACCAATGGATAGTGATGTGGCATGACTGCATTGATGGGACACCATATTGCATCCACTCCCTTGGATGCCAGAGTCTCAAGCACTTGATGACTTACTGCTATGTTGACTGATTCTTTCACGAACTTAATCCAATCATCTGGAAGATCTTTGGCATCTGATCCAAACCAAACAATTGTGCTTGTGCCGAGATGTGTTGCTAACATCATAAGATCCTCTTCTCTGTACATTCCCATGAACAATGTGTCAACTATTGCAGATTCGTATGGTGTTAAGTTAAACTTATCAATCAGTCCTTTGTCAAGACCAGCCAGAGATTCAGAGATGTGTGCTTGCATTATAAAAGTTGTTTGATTTCACTAAACTCCTTATCCAATAGACTCACATCACATCTCTCTGATTTCAAAGATCCAGTCCAATGATCTGTGAACTTATGCTTATTGATCCATTTGTTTGTTGAGATTGATAATAATTGCACTGAGTTGTCACATTCAAGGATGCCAATGTCTTGATTTGATTTCATAGCCTTGAGCCACATGGACCAATCAAGACCAGAGTTGAGTTGATGATTGAATGGAGTCCAGTTGATTGCCTCAAGGAATTCTCTATTAAGAAAGCGACCAATTCCTATTGGCTCATTTTGTCTCATCTGATCCTTGTATCCTTTCCAATGCACCAGTCTAATATCATCAGATACATCAGCAAAGTGACAACCAAGTTGACCAATCATTCCAAAGTCCTTGCTGTGCTCTTTACATCTTTGAATGTATCCATCACTGCACCAGTCAGATGATCCCATGAAGATGACAGCATCTGCATTGTAATTCTTTGAGGCCTGGAATCCTTTATTCCATTTGTTACCAAGTGGATCATTGTCAATGGAGATGAATTCAACATCCATTTGTTGAGCAATATCCATTGCCTCTCTCTCGTGACCTAAAATAATCGGAGTTACACCTTGCCTCTTAAGTCTTGAGATAGTTAATTTCACAAGAGGAAATCTGCCAAATACTGGTATTGGAGCTGTAACTATCATTGTTTGATTCCTATAAAATGAATACGAGGTTTAAGTTGCTCACCATCATCAATTGACTTCAGCAGTTTACCCATTGCATTACGGATGCAAGTTGAGCAAGCCACATTGAGCTTTCCGAATCCCATTGCTTTGTACCAATCACTGAGCTCTCTTTTCATTCCAGCATTCAGAGCAAAGGATCTTGTTGAGCTATATCTCTCAGCTTGCTGATGAAGCTCCTCACTTACTTTCATAGATCAATATTAAGTCAGACAATAAATAGGTAATGAATGCCAATCCAATCAGATGCCAGTCAAAGAATGATGCAGCAATGACAGCTATCCAGAAGGATAGACAGCTCTGACAGCTGAATGGTTTAATGTCAGGAAGATTGAAGCTCTGGAGAGCTCTCGCAAATCCTATTGGTAAAATTATTATAATCAGATAAATCATATTTAAATTGTTTTATTGCTAAATGAATTGTGTCAAGACTGATGCCAGTCAATGTCCTAATCTCTCTATATGTCATCCCCATCAGATGCATCTTTGTGATCTCCTTTGTGAACATCTTCTGATCATCTTCAGGACTTTGATGAAGATAGTCATCCAGTAGCTCCTGTGCTTTTGTGACTTCGTATGCCTCTTCATCTGATTGCCTTGAGTCCATATCTGGCAGCTCGTCGTATGTCTTGAATAATTTATTGAATGTGGAATCTCTCCAGTTGTACTGGTTGTATGCGTATCTGGCAAAGACTCTTGGAAGGTCCTCTTGTCTGATGCTAAGTTCATACACCAATAGATAGACATGGCTGACCAAGTCTGAAGATATTGGATTCCCTCCAGTGATTTTACTGGCAATGATATAGGCTTCTTTTTTCCAGAATTCCACATTGCTAAGTTATGACATTTTAGAATACCATTTAAACCACTTGATATAGAAATCCTCAGATACCTTGGAATCATTCATGAATCTCCAGAGCTGAGTTGTGGTAACTCCGATATCTTCAGCTATGTGCACCTGTTTATATCTGTTGCTTATTCTTGACCTGGTTTCTTTAATCATCCAGGTCTTGATGTTGTCATCTGGATCCTTCAGATAGATTGTTATGGTTTTCATTTTTTAAATTGAGTTGTCATTAACCAGAAAAAAGCTAATGCTATGAATATGAATACTCCAATAGGTCCGAAAAAAAAGTATAGGCCATAATAAAACAACACTATCCCCGCAACCAGCAAGAATAGTGTTAATATCCAAATTGCAATATCTTTCATTAGAATATGCTTGACTCAACTTTGAAAGCATTGAGATTGTTATAATACTTTCCTTTGAATTCATTTCCTCTGATGTCGAATGACACCTCAACCTCTTCACCAATGTTGATTCCATTGAGCTGATCAATGTTTTTATTTGATATTTGAAAGTTGATTGTCTGAGGATATTTCTCATCTTGAGTTTGAATGACAAACTCTTTCATTGTGAACTTCTCTGATTTCACTTGTTCTGCTCCGATAAGGATGAGCTTTCCTTTTGCTTTGTATTCCATTTTATTTATTGTTAATTATTAAACCATATGCCATCCTGGCCTCCATTACTTTTTATTTCATCTCTTGCATCATTGATTGAGTCAAATGTAAAATCTAAATCATCAGTGATTATCATTTTAGTAAATCCAAAATCATCACCTGAAATTGTTTTAAATAATGATGCCTCATAATGAAACCATTCGCCATTCTCTAATGGTATTGCTCCAATTGTATATACAACATCATCATTTCTTTCATATGCCTCACAATTTTTGATATTCTCATAAGTTGTTTGAACAAAATTCATATAGGAATCATATCCAATCATTTCAATAAAATCCTCTTCTTTAATTGCTTTCATATCTATTTATTATTTAACTGATTAATATACTGACTGTAATATTCATTAGCTGCTGTGAGCTTCTCTCTCATCTGATCAATGTGATGCTCTCCAGCAAATTCATATTTCAAGACTGTGATTCTCTTCTCTGGATCAATGTGACTGACTTTGTGAATGAATCTATTGTCCCAGTCATTGAGCAATGTATCATCTGTGTCAATCATGCAATAGATTAACTCTGCATGGGACTTATTCAGGAGCCAACAATATGCCATCAATTGCCATTCATAATCTTTATTCATTCCTTCATGTGGTGTTGCTGGCCAAGTCTCAAGAGACCAAGATGTCTTGATGTCTATGATTGAATGGTCCAGGATGATATCTGGCTCACCTGTTAAGAATTCATTCTCAAATCTTTCTTTATTCTTGACATAGAATGTGCCCCTCACTTGATTGACAAGAGCAATGGATTCCTCCTCCCAGTCCTTGCCTTTAATCATTGGCTTAGTTGTGATTGATGATGAGAATCCAAAGAACTGCTCCTTTGCTATCTTTCTGATCTGTTTCTTTGCTGTCTCAGATAATACCTCTGACTTTAACTTTGGAGCTGTCATAAGCTCACCAATTGCTGATGGATGCCACTTCATAGCTGTGCCTCCTGTTCCTTAGTTAGTGAATAGCTTGATTTCAATTGCTCAAGAGTATACTTTCCTTTGGAGATAGCATCCAGAGCTTTCTTAAATTGCTCCTCTGATAATGAAGGATTCGCAGCTTTGACAGATGTTGTGACTGTGTTGCCATCATCATCCACAGCTTGCAATGATAAGAGAGCTTGCAATGTTGCTCTCCGATAGTAAGTAGTTGCACTGATCATCTTCTGTGGATCAGTAATGGATGGAAGAGGAAGCCATGACTCAACAAAGTTCCCTGAATCAATATCAATTATCTGAGTTGTCAGAATGTTGTCCTTGATTGGCTGGAGCAATAGCAATCCATTCTCATGGAGGATTGGCTCAACTGTCTCAAGCAATGCGTTGATATCAGCATAACTACGTTTGAAATGTGGATTTGTAGCATTCTTAACTACCTTTCCAATTGACATCTTTGCTCTGTGGAGCTTCATGTAAAGAGATACATGACTTAAATTTTCATTTTGCATATCTATTAATTTAAATTTTTACAAATGTAAAGAAAAACTTTCATACCACAACACAAATGAATCAAAATCTTTTGCAATGATATACGTCCCTCCAGCTTTCTCAATGGCTTCTTGATATTGTTTCTGAGCATCTGACTGTTTATCATTGCCATACTTTACCTCAATCTTAACTGATCTGCCTCTTATAGTTGCGGAGATATCAGCTGTTCCTTTGGTTGATTGTCCTGGAGTCCATTTCCCTGGTAGTTGTTTCTCATATTCAATTGATCCAGTACCAACCTTAATCTTTTTACCTTCTCTGTATTGACCTTGGCTGCTTATCCTCTCAGCTTGACCACCAAGAGCATTGATGTAAAAGATAATACACTTAGTCAATCCATTGGCAGATGTATCTTTCCAATCAGTTAAAGGAATGAGCTCTGGTCTCATTGATGGATATTTAGTTGTCAGTTGTTCTATCTCCAGAGCTTTGAGTTTGTCTTTGTTAATTTTGTTCATTCTATTCTGATTTAAAGGTTTTGTTGTTAGTTTTGGCTGAATAATAAAGTTCGGCATATTCTTGCATTGCTTTTATTATTTCTTCCCTTTCCATAATACCATCTTTTGAGAAATCAATATACTTGTTTAGTATTTCAATTCTTGAACTAAGTAATACAATTTCTTTTTTGTCTTGGCTCATCTTATTCTGATTTAAAGGTTTCTTTGTAGTAATTTTGACCATTTCGATATATATCATATTCATTATGTCCCCTGTCATAAGCATTCTTTATCTGCTCTTTCTCCATTTCTTTGGCTATTTGAATATCCTTTAAAGTAATACAACTTTTTTTTACAAATTGCTCAAATAACCATTCCACTGCTGTTTTCATATCATGAATATTTAGTTACATAAATCAATGCATCCAATGCCAAGCATATCTGTTGGACTTTCTTTCTTTGTTTTGTTGTTAGTTTATTTTCCATCTTTCTCTAATTTATTTATCCAATTAATTACTGTCCTTCTACTGACCTGGAGTATTTCAGATGCTGTTGTTCTATTTAAGTCAGGATCTGATTGATACATTGCCATAAATTGGTCAAATTTATTTGATCCAGTTGAGGCTAACTTTCTAAGATCAGCTTTCTCTTGGGCATCTTTCTTTACAAGTTTACTCATATTGACAAAGTAATCACTTAACTTCTCAGCTCTTATCATTGCCTCTTTACAAATTTGAAGAGCATTAACATCATCATATTCTGAGCTCATCAGTATGTTTAGCATCATTGCAAATCTTGGAATGTAGCTCTTTTGTTTTGGCAACATTGACTTCATGTATTCATTCTCATCATCTGAGTTTTGCATATCAGAAATCTTGTCATGAATACGAATCCACTCATCATTAGCCTCATGTGAGAATCTTGCAACCTGTGGTAAAATTTCACCTTTCTCATCAGTTATAAAAAAATTCTTTGCAAGTGATTCCTTCAACCTGATTAGAAAATTTTCATACCATGATAAAATATCATAATTCATAACATTGGTATTGTACTTGTCAACACTCAACTCTGGATATGATATAAGAATCCTATCAATAAATCCATTCTCTTTATTGACTCCAGTTGCAAATTGCTCAAATACATCTGGTTGAATACCTCCAATGACTGGAATAAATGGCTTGTCAACGAATGCACTCTTTGATGTTTTACGATTCAAAGAAATACTCTGACCATTCCAAGATGACAACCAGAATTCCAAGTCTGATCCAGCTCTGTATTTATTCATGTCCTTAAACCAACCAGCAAGCTCATCCTTAAAAACACCAATGCAATTAGGATTTGTCTCATGTAAATCAATCAACGCCTCAAGAGTAATATCACCAACAATGAACTGCTCTGATTTTGGCTTAATAATCTCCTCAGCATATTTCTTTGCATCCTTATCAAGCCTCTCATATTCAACATATTTTGCATAAGACTTTTGGAATTCCTTTTGCTTTCTTATGTTTAGCTTTTGAAGAGGAAATATAATCTGATTCAATGATGGTGTTTTACCAATTCCTGGCTTTCCAACAACTGCAATCCATAATGTTGCTGTCTCTCTCCATCCTGGTTTAATCTCTACAATAAATGAGTTGCCAATACACACTGATAATGACCAAAGAAATGCACATCCCATATAGTCAATTGACAATCCAAGAGTCTCAGAGCTCTGGATGATATATTGTTGAATCTCTTGACTGAATATGTCTATTGGAAATTGAACTCTATCAATGTTTATCTTTGGCTCAATTTGTTTTATCTTAATTTTTTTCTCAAGCCTTGCTCCAAATCCATCATAATATATTGCTTTTGCTGATGCGTTGAAATCACCATTGTGATATCTCCAGGTGTATGCAATAAATGGAGTAATCAACTGCTCATGTGGATAGATTGATCCAGTTGAAAATAGATACATACATCCACTATTCTTATAAACATAACCAGAATGTGGTGATGTGCCTCCATTCCTCTTGATGATATCCTTGTCATGTGTTTTTGAAACAATCTGAAAGTCATCAGATATGATATCCCAGATAGATGTCCTTTGATTGTAATCCTCCCAAGGTGTTAATGTTGATTCATAAACCTCCTTAACTTGCTGTTGTAATGGCTCATCACCAGTGTAGTTGTAAGTTTTACAGATGGTCCAAAGTATTTCCTTATCCTTATCAGATATATCCTTGACATCAAGATAAGTTAAAAGATTAATGTTATTTGAATAAACAACACAATATCCACCAACTCCTCTGGATTCAATCACAGCCTCAGAATGTCCTTTTAATTTCGCAATCTTTTGATTTGATTTGACATCATTTGTCTTGTAAAGGATATGATATCCTTGATTGACTGTCTTATAAATTACAAATTTAAAGTCAAAGTCATCAATATTATCTCTGAGTAACTGAAGGAATTCATTCCAGAAATCATTCTGTTCTTTCAAAGTTGCGAATACCTTGAGATCAACATCAATACATTCAATTCCATTGAATCCAGTAATCAATCCAACATAGTTAGCCTTTGATGATTTGTACTTCTCTTCAAATTCATCCTTTGTAAAAGGTGTTTTTTGACATTGTTTCCAGGATCCTATTGGTATTTTTTTATCATCAGAGACAATCAGAGAATATCCTGAGTCAATAAGTTTTTTGGCATAAGTTAAAGCTATTAGCATAGTATTAAAAATAAAATTGCCCCACCAAATCCACAGGATCTCACTACTGTTTCATTGATGAGGCAAAAAATATCTTTGTTAATTTGTGAGATCATACTGCAAATATAAATAATTTTCTTTGATTGATACATTTTTTAACTTTTATTGATTACTGTGAAATTTCACACCTAATTTCACACCATTTTTCACACCTAATTTCACACCATTTTTCTAAGTACAATCAGCATTACAGAAGCTTACTGTGAAAATTTCACACTTTCCGAAAAAAGTAGTTTTAAAATTTATTTTTATTTTTTTAAATTTCTGGTGTGAATGCAATTTCACAGTTCACAGTTCACACCTTGTCATAACCTCCAGCCATTATCTTATCCTTAATGATCCTCAATTGAGTAGTATTATGGCAGTTCATTACATCCTCAAAGATTGTATCTTTCGGGACCTCAACAATTGGTCTGAAGATCTGATCATAATACTTAATATGTCTCATATATATTTTATCCCGACCATAGAATGCATCATGAACTTTCAGAGCATTAATGATGGTTGCATGATTCCTGTTGAATAATCTGCCAGTCTTTGAAAGATGCCATCCTTCATCTCTGAGAATAGCATATAAGTAACTCCTCTTGTAAATCAGATCTCGATATCTATCCTTGCTGTCCAGGTTGTCTATCTGAATCAGTTCTTTGACTTGTTGTATTATGTCCATTTAAGTAAAATTTATTATGTGAATCTTTATTGACCTGGTATCCTAATGCTTTGAATAAATCAAAGTAACGGTAAACTGTTCTATCTGAGACATCAAGATATCTTGCCATTGTTTGAAGATGCCTTGATTTGTGTTGCATCAGCTCCATTAGCTTGATGCATCTGTACATTTTTCTTTGATTGATATTCATAAAAAGCATCTATTGTTGTTGGTAAATTATTCTCAATAGCCATTCTGCTATACTCCCATGCTTGATCTATCCAGGATAAATCTTTCTCTTCATTCTTGCTCATAGTTCTTATAAAATTTGTTTTTAATATTTAATTGAATCTTCCATTTCTTGATCTTCCGATAGTCAACCTTTTGCTTGCCAGTGTATAGGATCATATCTTCTCAACTTTAATGATTAACGGTGGCCACATATCCATCCGCTTGATTGCATCCTCTGGACTGTTGGCTTGAATTGTTTTCTGTTGGATGATCCACTTGCCATCCTTCACTTTGTATGTTACTCTGAAATTCTGCATCTCTTTTAGCTCTTAAATAGTTATCATATAAATTAGAATTGAATCTGCCTGACCTCTGCCACCAATATTCATAGTATGCCTTGCTCATATCTTATTTTTATAGATGGTTAATCTTCCAATGGCTCTTGCACAGGTATCAATGCGATCATCATATTTATCAGCAAGCTGATTTAAACCAGATCTTTTCAAGTCTGGGATGAGAGATTGATACATTTTGATTCTGTAAGTGAATCCATTGATAATGGCATTGACATTCTCAATCTTTTCAAGTCTTGTAATTATCTCCTCTCTCATGACATTAAATTTAAGAAGGTAAACAATCCACCACAAACAATACAAACTATTGTCAGAAGGCTTAAAACTGCACTCAAAAAAGATTTGTGTTCATCATTCGCTGGAAGGAATGGCTCAATAATGGTAATTAATTTTGCTTTCATATCTGTTTTGTTAAAATTATGCGTTAACCAAGACGCATCCCTTGTTGTTTTTAGTTTTTTAATCTTAATTCTGTTACTCTAACATCCTCAATTAAACATGTAGATAAAAATTCATCTGAATACTTTGCTAAAAAAGGCAATGTTAATGGCAATATTTTGTAAAATTCTGATAAACTTTTACAATCATAAAGAGATATTGACAAATCCATGTAGTCATTTCTCATCTCTTTTCTTTCAATTCCTGTTTTCATATCTGTTTTGTTAATTATTATGTCATCAAAGTTAATTACTTTTTTCACTTATGAAATAATTTTAACATATTTTAACAAATCAAGGAATAAAAAAAGGGAATGATTTTCACCACTCCCCTTCCTTTTTATTAACCTAAAACAGATATGCGATACAAATATAGTTATTTTCTCTTTCTAAACAAAAATTTAACAACCTTTCCAATCAATCCAGATTGCTCATTAACATCAACTTTCACCTCACCATTGTTGATCTCAACATCAACCTTCTCTGAGTCAATCTTGATGCTCTTATTGTCCTTATCTTTGTGTAATTCAACATCAACCTTTGGAGTATCAACTTTGACATCAGTGACTCCATCCTTTCTGGTGATCTTTACATCAACATTCTTGGTATCAATGTTTATATTTAAATTCTTTTTTGGTCTTCCTGGTTTTTTCATTATGCTTCATTTGTTGTTACTACTCCTTTGGCCGCAAGATGCACCACTCTCACTGATGCTGGCTGTGCAATCTTCCATGCTGTC